ACTTGGCTTGCACGCCGGTAACGCCAACAACGGTGACATGAATCAGGTCATAGCTTTCATGGAGCAGGTGAACAAGCAGTTTGTTATTGGCGGCGCTACGGCCCAAGAGCAAAGCAACGCCATGATCCAGCTTACACAGGCAATGGCGGCGGGTGCGCTTCGTGGTGAAGAACTGAACTCCATTCTGGACGGTGCGCCGGGTATCGCAAGAGCTATTGAAAAGTATATGGGGATTGCGGAAGGTTCCATCAAGACGGTTGCACAGGAAGGCAAGGTAACGGCTGAAGTGGTGAAGAACGCCATGTTTGCTATGGCGGATGAAACCAACGCAAAGTTCGATTCCATGCCCAAGACTTGGGCGCAGATTTGGGCCGGGATGAAAAATAAAGCCCTTTCCATGTTCGCCCCGATCCTGACCAAGATCAACCAGATTGCCAATAGCACCAAGTTCCAGCAAGTTACCACGGCCCTGATCAATGGGCTTGCGGGGGTTGCAAATGTGGCTTCTTCGCTATTGGATATTCTGATTTCCGTTGCTTCGGTGATTGTTGATAATTGGAGTTGGATTCAGCCTATCATCATGGGTATTGTGGCCGCTATGCTGATTTATAACGGTGTGGCGCTGGGTACAAATGCGAGTATGGGTATGCAGGCAACGGCCAAGGCCGTTCATGCGGCGGCAACTGCTATGGAAGCGGGAGCCACTTTCACCGCTACGGTAGCCCAGCAGGGCCTAAATGCGGCGCTTTTGGCTTGCCCCCTTACATGGATCATCCTTCTGATTATCGCCGTCATTGCGGCTATCTATGCGGCGTGTGCGGCAGTTGCCAAGTTCACCGGAATTGCAAATAGCGGCTTCGGTGTGATTTGCGGGGGAATCATGGTTGTGATTTCCTTCTTCAAAAACCTTGGCCTGTCCGTGGCGAATATTGCCTTGGGTATCTGGAACGCTTTGGGGGCTTGTGCTTCCAATATCGGAACCGCCTTCCATAATGTCATTTCCAATGTTCAGGGATGGTTTTATAACCTTCTTTCTACGGCCCTTACAGTTGTGGCCGGTATTTGTGAAGCCCTGAACAAGTTGCCCTTCGTTGAGTTCGACTATTCCGGGATCACCAGCAAAGCAAGCGAATATGCGGCCAAGTCCGCTGAAGCCTATGGGAATGTTGAGGAATATAAAAGCGTTGCCGATGCCTTCAATGAAGGAATGTCTACCTTTGACACCTTCCAAGATGGTTGGGACGCTGATGCTTTTGCTTCCGGTGCCGCTTGGGGTGATGGTGTGGCCGATAAGGTTTCCGGTATGTTTGATTTTTCCGCCTTGGATTCTATGGGGGCTGATTCTTTGGATGCCTTCAACCTTGGCAATGATCTTGATAGCATTTACGGGAACACCGGCGATATTGCAAACAACACAGCGGCCACCGCTGATGCCTTGGATATTGCTGAAGAAGATTTGGCCTATCTTCGTGACATTGCGGAGCGTGAAGCAATCAACCGGTTCACTACCGCTGAAATCAAGGTTGAACAGCACAATGAAAACCACATTGCTTCTGAACTGGATGTTGATGGAATTATGGCCGCATGGACAGAAAGTTTTGCAGAACAGTTGGCGGTATCGGCGGAAGGGGTGCATGAGTAATGGCGTATAAACTGTATATGGCGGGAACGCTTATGCCCATCACCCCTTCCAAGGTGACGGTGAAGATCAACAACCAGAACAAGACTATGACCCTGATCAACGGGGAAGAAATCAACATTCTGAAGGCCGCTGGCCTTTCGGATGTGTCCTTTGAACTGGTTCTTCCCCAAGTGTCTTATCCCTTCAGCAACGGTGGAGCGCAAAGCGCCGCCTATTACCTGTCCTTGTTTGAACGGTTGAAGGTGAGCAAGACCCCGTTCCAATTCATCCTGAACCGGCAGAAGCCCGGTGGCGGGATGTTCCATTACACCAATCTGACCGTTGGCCTTGAAACCTATGAAATCACCGATGATGCCGGTGAAGGCTTTGATGTGAAGGTGAAGATCAACCTGAAACAATACAGAGCCTATGGCACCAAGACCGTGACCGTGCAACCGGCCAAGACTTCCGGGGGAACCGCCACCGCAACGGTTCAGGCGGCACCCCGGCCCACCACTACGGCCCCGAAAGCCGCCACCTATACGGTGAAGGCCGGGGATTGTCTTTGGAACATTGCCAAGAAGCAGTTGGGCAACGGGGCCGATTACACGAAAATTTATAATCTGAACAAGGACAAAATCAAGAACCCGAACCTGATCTATCCCGGTCAGGTTCTTACTTTGCCTTCCTGAAAGGGGTGATTCCGTTTGGCAGTTGAATTGTTCATTCAGCATAACAGCACCATTCAATTCCCCGTTGTCGAGGAAGGCGCAAAGTTGACCTTGGAGCGTAAGGGAACCCCCGGCAAGTTGGAGTTCACCGTTGTCAAGGGGCCGGGGCTGAACTTTGCTGAAGGTGATCCGGTGAAGCTGACTGTGAACGGAACCGCCATGTTCTATGGTTTTGTGTTCAAGAAGAAGCGTGACAAGGGCGGCACCATTGATGTTGTGGCCTATGATCAGTTGCGTTATTTGAAGAACAAGGACACCATCACGGAAGAAGGTTTGAAGGCTTCTGACCTTCTGAAGCGCATTGCAACAGATTTCCGGTTGAACCTTGGCACGGTGGAAGATACCGGCTATACCCTTGAAACCATCGTGGAAGAAAACCAAACGCTGTTTGACATGATCCAGAACGCCCTTGATGAAACCCTGATGAATACCAAACAGCTTTATGTTCTGTATGACGATGCCGGGAAGCTGACCCTGAAGAACATCAACACCATGAAGCTAAACCTTCTGATTGATGAAGAAACCGGGGAAAACTTCAGCTATGAATCCAGTATTGATGAACAGACCTATAACAAGATCAAACTGGCCTATAACAATGAAAAAACCGGTAAACGGGAATTGTTCATTGCACAGGACGGGGCGAAAATGAACCAATGGGGTGTCCTTCAGTATTTTGAAGAAGTTCAGACCCAAACGGGCGCTTCCGCCAAGGCGGATGCCCTGTTGAAGCTGTACGATCAGAAAACCCGCAAGCTGACCATTCAGAACGCTTTCGGTGATGTGCGGGTTCGTGCTGGAAGCGCCGTGGTGGTGGCCCTGAACCTTGGCGATATTGTCACCAACAATTACATGGTGGTGAACAAAGTCACCCACACCTTCCGGGGTGATGAACACATGATGGCGCTTGACCTGATTGGGGGTGAATTTATTGCCTAACGCTATTGATGCGGTAAAAAAAGCGGCTATGGAAGCATTAGAATCCAGCAAGCCGGTGAACATCCTGTTTGGAACCGTCCTTTCCGCTTCGCCCTTGAAAATTCAGGTGGATCAGAAATCCATCTACACTTCCAAAATGCTGATCCTGACCCGGAATGTGACTGATTTTGAAGTTGATATGACAGTAAACCATACCACCGAGGACAAGGGCGGTGGTTCTGGTGCGGCGGCTTATGAAGCCCACAAACACGCCTATGTTGGCAAGAAAACCTTCAAGGTTCACAACGCTTTGAAGGCCGGTGAAAAGGTGCTTCTGATCCGAGTTCAGCAAGGAAAGAAATTCGTGGTCATTGACCGAGTAAAGGGGGCTTGATGATGATTCCGCAAGTGCAGGATGATATTAAACAGGATTTCACCATTGAAACCCTTCCAAGCCGTACTTTCAGAATGAACCACAACAACCTGACCATCATCGGCACCATTGATGAAATCCAAGCTGTGGAACAGGCGGTTTTTCTGATCCTGAACACAGAACGCTATGAATGGTTGATCCATTCTTGGGATTATGGGGTTGAACTTCATAATCTGATCGGGAAAGATGTGGAATACTGTATTCCCGAAATTGAACGCCGGGTTCGTGAAGCCTTGCTTCAGGATGATAGGATCACGGCGGTTCAGAACTTTGAATTTACGGTGAACAAAAAGAAAGTGCTGACTACCTTCACGGTGGTCAGCATTTTTGGCGAAATCAATGCAGAATTGGGGGTTGAAATCTGATGTATGAAGCACAGACCTATGAAGCAATCCTTTCCCGGATGCTTCAGAAGGCGCTTTCTATCAATGGCAATTTGGACACCCGTGAAGGTTCGTTGGTTTGGTGCGGTGATGCCCCCGCCGCCGTGGAATTGCAGAACCTTTATATTGCCCTTGATACGGTGCTGAATGAAACCTTTGCAGACACCGCAACCCGCCCTTATCTCATTTTGAGGGCGGCAGAAAGGGGGCTGAAACCGCAACCGGCAAGCCCCGCCGTGTTGCAGTTGAGCATTACACCAACCACCTTGCACCTTCCCATGAACACCCGCTTTTCCATTGGAGAACTGAACTATTATGTTTCGGCTGACCGTGGAAGTGGTAAGTATGAAATCACCTGTGAAACTGCTGGTGAAGCCGGTAATGACTACACCGGAACGGTGATTCCCATTGAGTATGTGGACGGCCTTGAAACCTGTTCCATTTCCGCCGTGGTGATCCCCGGTGAGGATGAAGAAGATACCGAGGTTTTCAGACAGCGTTACATGGATAGCCTGAACGCCCAAGCCTTCGGCGGCAACCGTGCGGATTATCTGGAAAAGGTGAACGCCATTCCCGGCGTGGGCGGTGTGAAGGTATATCGGGTTTGGAACAGCGATTTGAACCCGGCCAAGCTGATTCCGCCCACGGGAACCGACACTTGGATCAGCGGCCTTTCCGGTGTGTCCGAGGAAATCAAGGCGTGGTTGGATGCCGTGTATGCGGCGGGAGCCAATAGCAAGCTGACCGTGGGCGGAACCGTGAAGCTGGTGATCATCAACAGTTCCTTCAAGAAGCCTTCGGAAGCCCTTGTGGATCAGGTGCAGACCGCAGTTGACCCCCTTCAGAACGCCGGTGAAGGTGTGGGCATTGCCCCCATCGGCCATGTGGTGAGGGTTGAAGGCGTGGGTGAAGATACCATCAACCTTTCCTTCGATCTGTACTATCAGCGGGAATGGAGTTGGGATGATGTTTCCGCCTATGTCACGGAAGCAATCAACGGTTACTTCTTGGAACTGGCCCAAAGTTGGGCAGACCAGAATGAAGCCCTTGTGGTTCGTATCAGTCAGGTGGAAAGCCGCCTGTTGGGAATCACCGGTATTCTGGATATTGCCAACACCAAGATCAACGGTGAAGCGGCGAACTGTACCCTGACCCTTGACCACATCCCGGTTTTGGGAACCATTGAGCCGGGAACCATCGTGATCAGCGGATAAGGGGGCCGGGAGCATGGAACGCAAACTGATTGATTATCTTCCCTATGTCATTCGTGATTATGCGGAGTTTCAGGGGATCATGGGGAGCGAACAGCCGGAAATTGAAAAGGCATGGAATACCACGGATGATCTTCTTGATAATCAGTTCATTCCCACCGCTGGAAACATGGGCCTTTCCCGGTGGGAAAAGATTTTGGGGATCACCCCCAAAGGCACGGACAGTCTTGAAGATCGCCGCTTCCGTATTCTGACCCGGATCAATGAAGAACTTCCGTACACCTTGCCCCAGCTTCGGAACATCCTTGAAACGCTGTGCGGGAAGGGAAACTATTCCGCTGATGTGGAAGAAGGCACCTATCAGCTTCTTGTGAAAATCGGGTTGGCCGCAAAGAACAACTTCAATGATGTTGAATCTTTGCTGAACCGGGTTGTTCCCCAAAACATGGTTGTGACCTTGCTTCAGCTTTATAACACCCATGCGGAACTTGGGCGGTTCACCCATGCCCAGCTTGCCGCCTATACCCATAATCAGTTGAGAAACGAGGTTTTGAAGAATGGCGAATAAAACAACCAACTACAAGCTGACTAAACCCCTTGAATCTGAATTTTATGATGTAGGGGTTCAGAATGAAAACATGGATAAGATTGATACCCAAATGAAGGCCAATGCGGATGCCGTTGAAGCCCTTCAGAAAGGTCAATCCGGGAAGGCTGATCTGGTGGATGGTAAGGTTCCCGCCGAACAGCTTCCCAGCATGAACTATGATCCCAAAGGTACGGCCCAAAGTAAGGTGGGCGAACACAACCTTGATCAGACCGCCCACCCGTATCTGTTGAACCAGATCGGAACCTGTGTGGAAGCCACACAGAACGCACAGGATGCCGCAAATGCGGCCTTGGATGCTGTGTCCGGTATCGTCTATACCATCAATGTTCTTCCTTCGCAGAATGGCACCCTGACCTATAACGGACAGGCCCAAAGCCCTTCTTGGAACGCTTATAACCCCGATGCGCTGACCTTGGGCGGCGTGACTACCGGCACCAATGCGGGAACTTACACGGCCACTTTCACGCCGAAAGGGAAGTATAAGTGGGCAGACGGCACACAGACCGCCAAGGAAGTGACTTGGACGATCAACGCCGCCACCATGACGATCCCCACGCAGAGCAACAGCCTTACTTATACCGGTTCGGCCCAAAGCCCCACTTGGAGCAACTATGACAGCGGGAAAATGACGCTTGGAGGAACTACCAGCGGCACGAACGCCGGTTCCTACAATGCCACCTTCACGCCGAAAACGAACTACAAGTGGGCTGATGGAAGCACCGGGGCCAAAACGGTTGCTTGGAGCATTGCCAAGGCCGCTGGTAGTTTGTCTTTGAATAAAACTTCCATCAAACTGACCGCCGCAAAGACCACGGACACCATCACCGTGACAAAGGCGGGTGATGGTAAGATTACGGCCACTTCCAGCGCCCCCACGGTGGCTTCTGTGAGTGTTTCCGGTTCGGTGGTAACTGTTACCGCCAAGGCCAAAGGAAACGCTACAATCACCGTCAGCGTGGCCGCTGGCACCAACCACACGGCCCCGGCCAATAAGACCTGTTCCGTTGAAGTGACATTGCCCACCAAGGTTCTGAACGATAACAGTTGGGCAACCATCCGGGAAGTCAGTTCCGCAGGTTTGGGAGCCAACTATTGGGCCGTTGGTGATGTGAAGGAAATCAAGATCAATGGTAAGGTGGGCAACACCACTTTTTCCAATTTGGCGGTCAATGCTTTCATTTTGGGGTTCAATCACAATTCGGCCCGTGAAGGCGGGAATAAGATCCATTTCCAGATCGGAAAAATTGGGAACGCCGCCGTTGCCCTGTGTGACAGCAAATACAATACTAATATTTCCGGCACCGGTTATTTCAGTTGGAACACCAGTAACACGAACAGCGGTGGTTGGAACGCTTGCTATAAGCGGAAAACCCTTTATGGCAATGATGGAACCCCCACAAGCCCCTTGGCAAACAGTTTGATGGCGGCGCTTCCGTCTGACCTTCGTGCTGTGATGCAACCCGTGACCAAGTACACCGATAACACGGGCAATTCCAGCAACAGTTCCGGTAATGTTACAACCACCACCGATTACCTGTTCGATCTTTCCGAGTTTGAAGTCTTTGGCACAAGAAGCTATGCCAATCAGTACGAACAGAATTACCAGCTTCAGTATGATTATTACAAAGCTGGTAACACCAAGATTGCCAATAATCACACCGCCGTTACCACGGCGGTTTGGTGGGGCCTTCGTTCCCCTAGTTGCCCTAGCAGCACCAATTTCGTTATTGTCTGGACGGGTGGCGGCAGCAACTATAGCCGTGCCACTTATTCTGGTGGGTTGCGGCCCGGCTTTGCCGCCTAATCCCCCGCAGGATGATCCCGCCCCCATCCCGCCGCCGAAAGGCGGCGGTTCCGGGAGGGAACCCCAAATAAAAATAATAATGGCGGCGTAAGCCGCCCGACGATTTTTTGAAAATGGGGGTTTTCTGGTAAAGTGCTATCATTTAACTGTCTTTTGAGTGCATACACCGGACAAAATCAGCCATACAATATCTATAAGCCTGTTTGAAGGGGGTATTGTATGGCAACAAACAAGCGTGTTTTCACCTTGCGCCTATCTGATGAAGTCTTTGACAAGATCGGGGCGCTTGCAACCCGTGAACACCGATCCATTACCAATTACATTGAATTTGTCCTTCTGAAGCACTTGGAAGAAGTGGAAAAGGCGGAAGGAACGATCAATGTCGATAATTCACCCAAAGGGGTATAACTGAAAATGTCTGTCCTGAAGCAAAAGAGAACCACAAGCAAGGCCGAGTTCATCAACACGGCCAATCAGATTTATGTTGAAACCCTGAACTTCCTGACCCGTCTTTCAGCCCGGTATTCCCGGCTGATTGCGGAGCCGGTGGCAAAGCTGGCCGGTGAGATCATCGACCATGCGGAGAAGGCCAACAGTATCTTTCCTTCGGACAACCAGCGCATTGAAATGAGGAAGGCCCATCTTCTTGAAGCACGGGCTTCCCTGATGGCGCTGGATGTTCGCTTGACCCATGTTTACCTGATTCTGAACCAGAACCCGGAAGGGGCCTTTACCACTTCCAAGGGGAATCCGGTTAAGTCACAGGATGCAATGGAGAAGCTGGACAAGATGGCCCAAAACTTGGGTGAACTGATCGACAAAGAAAACGAACTTCTGAAAGGGGCAATCAAAAATGTAACAGCAAAACAGAAATGATTTCCTATTAGGTGCGTGACTGTTAATGTGTCCTCTGGCGGTTTGGTGGGGCCTTCGTTCCCCTAATTACAATAACAACAACAATTTCGTTGTTGTCTGGGCGGGTGGACGCACCACCTGTACCGGTGCCAGTCGTTCTGGTGGGTTGCGGCCCGGATTTTGCAGATATACACGGTCAAATGTAGTAACAGAAGGCAAACGGCTTTTCAGGTGAAAGACGACCGATGTAAAAGGAGTTGCGCTTCCTTGGGTGTAAATCCCTAAAACTGCCCTTTGATGCCCTTACACGGACGCTTCTTGCATGGTGGGTGATTGTGCCTTAACCCATTTCATGTGTAAGGGCAAAGCAATTTAGACGGCACCCTACAAGATATTTGTACGAGGGGCGAATACTTTTATTATGACAAGCCAAGAACGGCATGAAGCGAGGTTCCAGCGCCGCAAAGCAAAGCGGTTGGAACGGAAACAGGCCCGGTGTGATAGCCTTGGGCCAACGAATAAAATATTTTCCTATCGGAAGATGTTCTTCTACGGGAAAAAGTGCTGTAACGGGGTACGGTGGAAGCAAAGTGTTCAAAACTTTGAAGGCCACCTGTTTTCTGGTACGGCAACACGGCGGCGAACGGTGTTGGAACAGACTTGGAAACCAAAATCCTGTTCCCATTTCACCCTTCGGGAACGGGGAAAAATCCGCCCGATAGATGCCCCGCACATTACGGATCGACAAATCCACAAAACCCTGTGTAATGAAGTCCTGATCCCGTTGTATTCCCCTTCCATGATCTATGACAACGGTGCAAGCCAAAAGGGAAAGGGCCTTCATTGGCAGTTCAAACGGATCAAACAACAGCTTGGATGGCATTACCGGCGCTATGGCCGGGAAGGTGCTGTGTTGCTGTTGGATTTGAAAGGGTTCTTTCCAAACGCTTCCCATGCCCTGTTATATCAGCGGCACCGGGAATTGATTTTGAATCCTGAACTTCAAAACTTGGCTGATACTGTAATCCAGTATTCCCCATGCCCGACACCGGGCCGGGGGATGCCTTTGGGCGTGGAGCCTTCCCAACAGGAAATGGTGGCGTTACCAAGTAAAATTGACCAATGGATCAAGTGTCAGGCCCGTGTTCATTGCGCCGGTCATTACATGGATGATTACTATGCTTTCTTTCCCACGGTGGATGAAGCAAAGCTGATGGGCCATGAAATTGTAAGGCGATTTGAAGCCGCTGGAATCCGAGTGAACAAGCGTAAGTGTAAGGTGATCCCGCTTACAAAGCCATTCCGGTTCTGCAAAGCCCGGTTCACACTTACCGAAACCGGCAAGATCAAGGTGAATGGAAGCCGGGATGGAGTGAAACGGGCAAGGCGAAAGCTGAAGCTGTTTCACAAAGAGTTCAAAGAGGGAAACCGATCCTTCTTTGACATAGAACAATACATGGAGTGCCAAAGCGCCTATTACCGGAACTTCAACGATTATGGACGGTTGTTAAGGTTGCGGCGGCTTTACCATGCAATCTTTTTCGGAGGTGGACAATGTTTAGAATCATCAAAGCCGGGGCCGGTATCGGCCTGACCGAGAACCTGAACTACATCAAAAAAGCCGAAAATGGTTGCTATATCCTTTGCCCGGAGCCTGACGCTTCGGGCATTGTTTTTGAGGGTGTAGCTTACCATTTGTTGGGCCGTGCCGCCATGGACGAACTGGAAACGGTGAGTTTGGAACAGACGGACGCAGGAAGCGAGATCACTAAGGCCACAGAAGCCGGTGGGATCGTCTTTGTAACCTTGGCGGAAGCCGGGAGCATTGACGCTGAAACAGCGGCGGAACACGCTGATTTGTTCGCTGAATGGGCTTTCCCTGTGGCCTACACGGTGGGGCAGATTCGTCGGTATAACGGCACCCTTTACAAGTGCGTTCAAGCCCATACTTCCCAAGCGGATTGGACACCGGACACGGCTTCCAGCCTGTGGAGCAAAACGAGTGATCCCGCTGAAGAATGGCCCGAATGGAGCCAACCGGTGGGAGCGCATGACGCTTATTCCAAGGGGGCAAAGGTGAGCCATAAGGAAAAGCATTGGATTTCCACGGTGGATTCCAATGTGTGGGAACCCGGTGTGTACGGGTGGGAGGAAAGCACGGATGGAGTATAAAACCTATGTTTGCCGCAAACGGGCAAGGTTCAAGGCGATTTGTGGACAAGTGAACATTCCGTATGGAACCACCCTGAATGGTCAGGGTGGTTTTTTGATCCTGAATGATCTTCCGGTGTGTTCGGCCACCAGCCAAAACGCCTATGACTTCTTCACACAGAATGATGATGGCATGGGCAAGGAAAGGGGTGAACTTCTGAACCGGATCACCGCAACGCTGATGAAGCAGACCCCCGGACACAACGCCCGGTGGGGGAAGATTTGGGAAGATGCCCTTTGTCAGAAGTACAAGCGCCCGGATCAGGAAGAACATTGGATTTGGAACTTCGACTTCTATAACGGCCCCGTTGAAGATTTGCGCCACATTGCCGCCCTGATTGGGGCCTGATAGGAGGGAAAAGCCATGACAATTTATCAGGTGTTGTGCTTGATTGGTGTTCCCACCTTGATTTTGGCGGTATTCAAATACCTGTGGAGCCAAATCAAGCATAACACCGAGGATTCCAAGGCTTTGAAAGCCGGTATTCAGGCCCTTCTTCGGGCGCAGATGATCAGCGATTTCAATAAGTATTCCGAAAAAGGCTATGCCCCGATCTATGCACGGGATAATTTTGAAAATTGCTGGAAGCAGTATCATTCTTTGGGGGTGAATGGGGTGATGGACGATCTTCACAGAAAATTCTTGGAGTTGTCCACCGATCCCCCGGAAGAATGAGTAAACGAACCAAAAAGCCAAAGCGTGAGTTTTCCAAACTGATCTTGTATGTGGTGGGGGCCGTGACCGTTGGGGTTACGGCCTTCACCCTTATTATGATTTGGCGCACGGAAAACCTTGAACCGCTGGCCTATCTGATCCCAGCCGTATTTGCAGAATTGGCAACCGCAACCGGGTTTTACTATTCCAAAGCCAAGGCCGAAAACCGGATTAAACTTCGGAAACTGTACGGCCCTGAAATTTATAACGATGCAAAGGAGATTTGAACCATGCTGAACGCTGTTTTGAACAACCTGATCAATATTGGGTGGGCTATGCTGATCTTCCTGTGTGCGTACCTGTCCAATGTGGCCTTTTCCCTTTACTACAACATCAAGGTTTTGCTTCAGCCTTTCGACAAACAGAAGATGATCAATTCCGGGCTGAAGGTTGCCACCTTCGTTGTGGGCCTAACCTTGCTGTGTGTGGCAATCACCACCCTTCCCATTTACGCTGATCAACTTGGGTGGGCAATCCCGGAGGAATACACAGAAATTTTTGCAGACTTGGTTATTGTGGGCGCTGTCCTGATGGTTTCTTGCAAATACATCGCTGAAGCCTTCACCAAGTTCAGGGCCATTCTTCAGGTGAAAGGAGATACAGAAAATGAGTAATTCCCCCCTTGCAACCTATACCCGGATCACGAAAAACAAAACCAGCCCCCGGAACCATGCCATTGACACCATCACGATTCATTGTATCGTTGGACAATGGACGGCAAAACAGGGGTGTGATTATTTCGCAACCACAGACCGGCAATGTTCCGCCAACTATGTTGTTGGCAAGGATGGTTCCATTGGCCTTTCCGTGGATGAAAAGGATCGTTCTTGGTGTTCCAGCAACGGCACCAATGACAACCGGGCAATCACCATTGAAGTTGCTTCCGACACCACCCACCCTTACGCCGTCACCGCCAAGGCTTATGCGGCCCTGTTGGATTTGGTAACGGATATTTGCAAGCGGAACGGGATCAAGAAGTTGGTGTGGAGTACGAACAAGAATGACCGTGTGAACCATCGGAACGGATGCAACATGACCGTTCATCGTGACTTCGCCAACAAAGCCTGTCCGGGGGAATATCTTTATTCCAGACACGGGGAGATTGCCGCAGAAGTCAACAGGCGGCTTCAGGGCGCTTCCAATGGTGGTGGGGTAGTAGTTACACCCCCGACCGCAGAAAAGCCCACAGGCGGCACCACAGGGGCCACCGTGACCCCTTACCATGTGCGGGTGAAGATCACCAACCTGAATATCCGTAAAGGCCCCGGCACAAACTACGGTGCAACCGGCTACATCCAGCCCGGTATTTATACCATCGTGGCTGAAAGCACCGGCAAAGGTGCGGCCAAGTGGGGCAAACTGAAAAGCGGTGCCGGGTGGATTTCCCTTGACTACGCCACTAAAACCTGACCATGAGAAAAGGCCCTTCCGGTTCAAGCTGGAAGGGCCTTTTTTGCGTGTTTCTACTATGTTACTAATAACCCCGATTTCACCGAACTTCAAAGGGCTGAAATGTTCAGTATATGGGCGTTTCAGAGCGTTGCAGAGTAGAAAAATTTATGGTAAAATAAAAACAGATTAGGCGGGAAGTCCCGGTTTTCCGGGGTTTCCCGCCTTTCTTGTTACTATCGTGTTAATAGTTCAGTGTTCATCGGCCTATAATGTTCACCGCTTTGAACGGCCCCTATTGACATTTCAGCGGCTTTGAATTATACTGAACATAGAACGAGGGTGCCACCGGCAAACGGTTGGTTCCCCCACTGGATTACAGAAGTAACCGCAAGGTTGGGAGCCGGGCGGTTACTTCTTTTTATTGGCCTGCATGAACAGGGCAATAATGCCAACGATTAAAATACCTGTCTGAATCAGATCAGAATATGTAACCATTTGACAGCCCCCCTTTCTATAAAGATCAGGGGGCAAGAAGCGCCCCTGATCTGGTCAGGGGAACTAACCACTTGCCGTTTATCGGTAGCACCATCAAAAGAATACCATAGGATTTGACAAAATTCAAGGGCTTACTGAATTAGTTCAACGGTGCTTTTCAGTTCATCCAAAGTCTTGTGATTATAGACCCGGTTTCCTGTGTCCTTGGACACATGGCCCATGAGAAGATCAATACACTTCCGGTTTGCCCCGGCGCTGTCCAGTTGGGTTTCAAAGGTGTGGCGGCATTCGTGCGGGGTGTGGTTCATCTTCAGAGCCTTCATAATGTCCGCCCAAAATACCCGGTATTGGGTTTGGGAACAGACCCTTCCATTGCAGCTAATTAGGCGGGGGCCACCTTCCGCAAGGCGGGATTCCACCAAGGGCCTGATTTTGGAATGGATAGGAACCACCCGATCCTTCCCCGCCTTGGTTTTGGTTCCGCCCTTCATCGTCCCGGCCTGAAGGTTTATATCTTCCGGCTTCAAGTTCAGAAGTTCGCTGATCCGCCACCCGGAATAAAGCAGGATCAGAACCGTGTCAACCCAAGGTTCTTTCTGATGTTCCCAAACCTTCTTGATTTCTTCCTTGCTGAAGGGAAGGCGGGTGGTTGGTGGGATAGGATCAGAAGTCAGCAAGTCAGAATAGCAACGGGTGATAATGTCCATTTCAAGGGCAAACCTGTCAAGATGGCCCCAAAGGTTCTTAATTGCCGCCTGTGTACTGTACCCCTTCCCGCAACCGTCAATGGTTTCTTGCATTTGGTATGACCGGATTTGTTTATAGGGCTTTTCCCATAACGCTGAACAATGCTTGAACGCTGAACACAAAGATGAACGGTTGGATTCTCCCAGCTTCGGAGCCTTCTTTTCTTTCCAAAGTTCAAACAGTTCCTTCATGGTGATCTTGGCCCGGTCAACATCCCAAGGATCACGGTTATATTCAGCCAATAGCAAATTCCCGGCTTCACGGGTTTCTGTGTAACCCACAATATCATAGATGGGATGGCCCTTGTTATTCCAGCCAATCACTTTTTTCACAATGAATGGGCGGCGGCGATTGCCTGACAGCTTCGCCACAGTCCCATACCCATTGGGATTCCGCATTATATCACCTGTCCTTTCAGGAAAATGGGTATGGCAAAGCCAAACCCGATGTGATATAATGTCCAATGGGGATTGAAACATTAACTTCAAACGGGTTTTGTTTCGCCTGACCGCTTCCGGTGTGCCACCACCGGGGGCGGTCTTTTTTTTTTGCCTTCTGTTACGATCTGTTCTATCAAAAACCTTTATCCTATCTGGTATTTATCTAATAGAACAGATAGAACAGATGTTATATTACTTAAACTTAAAAAGTAAAAAAAAATATAAGAAAGTAACATTAAAAGAGAATGGGAAAAAGATGTGTTCTATCTGTTCTAATTTAGGACTTCGGATAAAGTGTTTGATTTGCCCATCGTATTTGTGAAACTTCCCCAGCGCCATTTAGATAAAGTACAGGATTATTCCCATCTTCTGTTCTAATCCTATATCCAATATCATCCGTGTTATAAAGTCCATCAAGCATAGTGTCACGGGAAATAATTTCAATACTGCCAACACCACATTCCTGAAGGATACCCCAAATGGTTTCGGCCTGTGCTTCAGTAACTTCACAGGAATTCATAATAGCTTCGATGTTTGGATCAGTTTTTTGATATTGTTCAGGGTTTTGAACTACCCTTGAAATACCAAAAGCTAAAGCCCCTATAAAAATAATTGCCACAACTAAACCAATTTTCTTTTTCATATTTATCTCCTTTATCTAACATCACTTTGGAAAGCAACTGCCTTCCCCAGAATAATTATATGATCCAGTTGTTCCCCGGTATAGACCAGATCTTCATAATCAGGATTTTCAGCCTTCAAGATTAGTAAGTTTTTTTCTGGATAGTAGTTGACCCGCTTCAGAGTTGCTTCATCATCAATGACCACGGCGGCAATTTCACCATTGTCAACCATGCTTTGTTTTCGGATAAATACAATATCACCATCATAAATTCTGGCCCGGATCATGCTATCACCTTTTGCCCGTAAGCAAAAATCAGCTTCAATTTCCGCCCCGGCTTCTACATACAATTCTTTTTCTTCATTGGCGGTGATGGGTTTCCCACAAGCGATTGTTCCAATCAAAGGGTATCTTTTTCTTTCAATCGGGAACAAATTTTCAAACTTTACTTGGGATCGTAGAATATCAAGATCAATGGAATTATCAATATCTTCTAACCATGCCGATTTACTTCTATGATCCGATTTACCAAGTAAATAATCCATATCAACATTGAAGTAATCAGCAATGGCTTCAAGGGTTTCTATACCGGGTTCTCTTTCTCCACGCTCATACATATTGACGCTACTTTTAGAAGTTCCGAGTTGCTTTGCAAAATCCTGTTGAGATAAACCGGATTCCCGGCGTAAAAGTTTCAAACGCTCATTGAACTTTGCCATTAGTAACACCCCTTTCATTTATATTATACACAATTTGTGCACAAGGTCAATCCAGCATAGTGCACAAATTGTGCCTTTTTATTTTATGCACTTTTAGTGTTCGATTCAACTTGACATTTGAGCACATTGGGTGTACTATAATAGCAGACGAGCACAAAAGGTGCACGAAAACAAGAAAGGGAGTGAGAACATGATCCAGAAGGAAACCACGGGAATGATTCTTCGCAAACTGCGTGGGGATCGAACCCAAGAAGAAATTGCCGCCATTCTTGGTATTACGAAATCTTCTTGGGCCATGTATGAACGGGATGAAAGAGTTCCCCGTGATGAAGTCAAAATTCGGATTGCCAACTTTTTTGGTAAGACGGTGCAGGAGCTTTTTTATACCCCGATTGAGCACTATAAGTGCTCATAAGAAAGGAAGAACATCAATGAATGAAGTAAGCCTGAAGCCGGTCATTGAAGAACTTGAAAACTTATTTTCAAAGTTCAACGCCCGGTTCTTTGCTGACAAGCTGGAAAAGCCCGTGATCACCGTTTCCCCGGATCATACCCGTGGGGCCTATGGCTGGTGTACTGGCTGGAAGGCTTGGAAGGCCGGGGAAGATGAAGGCCACTATGAAATCAATCTGTGCGCCGAATACCTGAACCGGCCCTTTGAAGAAACCTGTGGAACCCTGATCCATGAAATGGTTCATCTTCAAAACCTTCAAGACGGTGTTCAGGACACTTCACGATCTGGCACCTACCACAACAAGAAGTTTAAGGAAACCGCTGAAGCCCACGGCCTGACCGTGGAGAAAGGCGAGAAGTACGGCTGGCACAAAACCACCCTGAACCCGCAAGCTGAAGCCTTCGTGAAATCCCTTGGCAAATCCGGGTTTTGTCTGGTTCGGCCCCGTACCAATCCGCTGAAGGGTTCCCGGAAGGGGGGGGGGATCAAGTTCCCGCAAGTATGTTTGCCCCTGTTGCGGAACCATCATCCGGGCCACCAAGGAAGTTCATGTTCTCTGTGGAGAATGTGAAGTGGCCTTTGAAGAACAAGAGTGATAACCCAATAAAGCTGTTTGAAAGGAGTACGCACAATGACCACCTTTGCAGAGCGTTTGAAAAAAGCTATGGAACAGGCCAACATGAGCCAATCCGCCCTGTCTGAACAGGCCGGGGCTTCCAAGGCCGCTATCAGCCAATACCTTTCCGGGAAGAACACCCCCGGCCCTGACCGTATCAAGGCCCTTGCCGATGCCACCGGCGTTTCCTTTGATTACCTGATGGGTTATGGAGCCGCCCCGGTTGCGGAACCGCCCATCAAGAAGATCAGCGTGAAGGAAGCCGCCCGGTGCATGGGAAAATCTGATCAGTTCGTCAGAATCGGCCTTCAGCGTGGCCTTCTTCCTTTCGGGAACGCTGTTCCCGGAACCGGCGCTTGCTGGAATTACTACATCAACCCCACCAAGTTCCGTGATTATGTGGGCGCTGATCAGTTCAATTCCTTCTTCGGCCTTACGGCCTGAAAGGGGAACACCGATGGATAACACCCGTGATGAACTGTTGGATTTGATCAGGAACGCCACCAACATTGATATGATTTGCTTCTTCGCCATTATCTATGTGGTTGCGCCCGATTCCCCCCCCCTATACGCCTATCGCCACCCGTGGCGAACTAAAGAAGGCAATTAAGCAGTTGCGGAGCGCCCAGCATAGCCCGGATTGCCCCGCTGAAATGTCTGAAGGCTTTGAAACGGCGATTCAGTACATCCGCCGTGAATGGCTTCACCAATGAAAGGATGGTTTATATGCTTCAGATTGGAATGATCGTTAAAATCTTGCCCGATGCGGAATACAGCGGCAAGTTCACCGGCTACATCGGCAAGGTGAAGAATTACTTTTCGCAGAACAAGAAGGTTGGCGTGGAACTTTTTCAGCAGACGAATGACGCAAGTTCCAAGGGCCTGTTTTGGTTCTCTGAATCCAAGGTGGTTGCGGCGGGTAGTCTGCCTGATGCCATAATGGAATATATCAAGGCCGATCTTAACGCCACCTTTGGCGTTGCAAATCACATCCGCCGTTCCCGTCAGACTGGCCTTCCGCAGATCAAGAAGGTCATTTATAGCGGCCCCAAGACAATCATTCTGTGGGCCGACAACACCAAAACCATTGTTTCCTGTGGGGAAGCGGATTCCTATGACTACTATTCCGGTTTCTGTGCCGCTGTGGTCAAGAAACTGTTCGGTTCCACCACCCACGCCAAAAAGGTTTTGGGTGATTCCATCCAGATCAATGATTAACCTGTTCCAGCACCAACAACAGGCCCTTGATGAAACCGAGGGAAAAAACCGGGTGGCCTATTACCTTGATATGGGCCTTGGGAAAACCTTTGTTGGTTCCGAAAAAGCCCTGAAGTTGAACAGCCGTGTAAATCTTCTGGTGTGTCAATGTTCAAAGGTTCAAGACTGGATTGAACACATGACGGAAAATTACGCCATGAACCATTGTTGGATGATTTATGACATGACCAAGAAAAATGAATTTGATTGGTTCATGAAGGCCGCAATGGAAGTTGATAACCCGGATCGGATTTGTGGCGTGATTAACTACGAACTGACTTTCAGGCGGAATGTGCTGAAAACCCTGACCGGCTTTACGCTGATGTTGGATGAAAGTTCCCTGATCCAGAACGAGAACGCCAAACGGTCAAAGTTCATTCTTGGGCTGAAACCGGATAATGTGATCCTTCTGTCAGGCACCCCCACGGGCGGCAAGTATGAAAACCTGTGGAGCCAATGCCAACTGTTGGGGTGGAAGATTTCAAAAGAACTGTTCTGGAAGCAGTACATTCAAACGGAATGGGTTGAAACCGATGGATTTTGGCGGCAACAGATTACCGGCTATAAGAATGTTGACCGGCTGAAGATGAAGCTGGCCGAACATGGGGCCGTTTTCATGACTACCGAACAGGCCGGGATCAGCCTTCCAAAACGGAACTGGATCAAGGTCAAAACCCGCCCTTCACCCCTTTATTGGAAGTTCTGGAATGATCGCTATATTGCGATTGACAGCGCCAACCTTGGTGAATTTGAACTGGATGCGGATTTCTACGGTTCCAATGCCCATTGTGAACGGGAATTGATTGGTGATACCAGCTTGACCCGCCGCCTTTACGCCCGTCAGCTTTGCGGCCTATATAACCCAGCCCGTTATGAAGCCTTCCGGGATTTGGTGAACAGCACGGAAGATCGCTTGATCGTGTTCTATAACTTCACGGAAGAAATGGAACGCCTGAAGGGGATTGCCAAGGGCCTGAACCGGCCTGTGTCTGTTCTTTCCGGTGAAGAAAAGAACTTGGATGCTTACCGCTACCAGCATAACAGCATTACCTTCATTCAGTATCAGGCCGGTGCAATGGGCGGCAACTTTCAGCTTGCCAACAAAATCATTTACTTCAGCCTTCCCCAAGGTTCGGAATTGTGGGAGCAATCCCAAAAGCGTATTCACCGCCTTGGGCAAGAACGGCCCTGTTTCTATTACCTGATGATCTGTCCGGGAACGGTTGAAGAAGATATTCTTTCCACTTTGGAAATGAGAAAGGACTATACCGATGAACTATTCAGAAAGTATGAGCAAGCGGCAACAGCGCCGCAAAGCCCTTAACCAGCGGTTCAGGCGGATGTTCCTTGTGGCCCTTCTGATGGGCCTTGCAATGGGGTTTGTATTTGGGCGCTGTTCTGCTGTCAACAGTAAGGCCCCGGATGCCCCTATTGAATCGGATCAGCTTACCGCCGTGATCCCGGATGTGACCTTGGAGCCGGTGGAAACCCCGCTGGTGGAAGAACCCGCCGAACCTGAACCGGTGCTGTTGGGCAGTTTCAGAATTACCGCCTATTGTTCCTGTGAAAAGTGTTGCGGCGAATGGGCCAAGAACCGGCCCAATGGCATTGTATATGGTGCCGCTGGCGTGGAACTGAAGGCCGGTGTTTCCTGTGCTTCCCCGCTTCCCTTGGGAACCGTGGTGGAAGTGGAAGGTTTGGGTGAATACATCGTTCAGGATCGCCCCGCCCAATGGGTGATTGACAAATACGGTGAAAACCAGATCGACATTTATTTTGACAACCATGAAGCCGCTTCCGCCTTCGGCCTGAAGCAGTTGAATGTTTATCTGAAAGGAGAACCCGAAAAATGATCAAATGTGAAAATGCTTGCCCCCGTGGAAAATTTGATGGGTGTTGCCACAAATGCCCGGATTTCCACACTTGTCCTGATTCCTGTCAGGAAAACCCGAACGCCTGTGGTTCGGCCACCTTCGATGAAGAAACGGCCCTTCAGGAGTTCAAGAACACACAGCTTGCCACCCTGAACGCCATTGCTTCCTTGACCGCCCACAAGAAGGCCATTGAGGATCAGGAAAAGGGAATGAAGGCCAAGCTGTATGAAGCAATGGTGAAGTTCGGCGTGGATAAGTTTGAATCCGATGTTCTGAACCTTACCCTTGTGAAGCCCACCAATGTCACCAGCATTGATTCCGCAAAGCTGAAGAAGAAATACCCGGACATTGCTTCCGAATGTTCCAAGACCACCGCCAAGGCCGGTTATGTGAAGATTACCCTGAAAGGCGGTGGGCAGTAATGGAAGGTTTGACCCCGAAAGAAGCTGACGCTTGGGCAAGTGAAATGACCCGCATTGTTGATGGCACCATTCATGAACTGATTGCGGCGGCTGATAAACACAATATTGACCGTGATTCCGCTGTTCAGTATTATTCCGATTTGTTTTCGGTTATGGCAAGTGTGGCAACCTTTGAACATTATGAAATGGACGGTGGGGCCGATGGCAAGGGATGAAGTGTGGGATGCCCTGAAAAATCATGCCAAACAGGTTCATTCAGAACGGGTTGCAAAGAACCCCGACCGGATCGCCTATGCCATTCAGCAGTTTGAAGCCCACGGCATTGAATACCAACTGAAGAATGAGCAAACCGGACATTTCCATTGTTGGCGGAAGTCTGATGATAAACTGTTTCAATTCTACGCTGGAACTGGAAAAATTCAGGGTTTCGCCCAAGTCAGGGGTATTCACAGCCTGATTCAGATGTTGGAGAGGTGAGCCGATGGAAAAGCAGATTGATATTTGCGCTACCTGCGTTCACGATGAACCCGGTTATTGCTCCGTCATTGGCACCATTCCCCATTGCTGTTCCCGCCATTGGCATTGTGAGCCGGGAAAAGCCGCAAAGGACTATGTTCCCAAACAGGAAGAAGGTGAAGCCGATGTTCGGTAAAAGAAAACTTGAATTGCTGGCCCATACCGCACGGATCAAAGAACTTGAAGAAATCCTTTGCCCCTGTGAACAGCATGATTGGATCAGCAACGGCTATCATTTCAGCGGCGGAACCGGGCGGGGAGATGAAACCACCATTTACCACTACATTTGCAAACGGTGTAAAAAGCGGATGCAAAGTATTCAACCGTACCTTGGGAGTGATTCCGATGGCCGGTGAAAAAAACTTTGAAAACCGCTTGAAGAAGTGGTTGGAAGCTGAAGGGATATATCCCTTGGGTGAACCTGTTGACCGCATGAGCGCCCCGCCCTGTGGTTTTTATGAAAAGCGTTGGGGCGGAAGCCGGTATGTGAAAAGTGGCCTTCCTGATATGCGGATCACCGTGAAGGGCATTGCCCTTGAAGTAGAGCTGAAGGCCACCAACGGAACCCCGTCAGAACTTCAGAAACGGAACCTGAAGCAAATCAACGGTTCCAATGGGTTTGGGTTCATCCTTTACCCGGAAGGCTTTGAAGCCTTCAAGACTATTGTGAAAGGAGTGAAACAATGCGAGTTTCCCACAGCCGGGTTGAAGTCTTTGATAGATGCCCATACAAATACCGCTTGCGATATGTGGAAGGGATAGACACGATCCCGAACACGGATGCAGACAACGCCTTGATCCTTGGCACCGCCCTTCACACCGGCATTGAAGAAGGGGTTGAACAAGCCCTTGACTTCTACAAGAACAGCTTCCCGGTTCTGACGGATGATCACATTCATGAAATGATGAAGCTGGAAGCCATGATCCCCAAGGCAAAGGCCATGTTGCCGCCCGGTGGTTCCTTTGAATTGCCCATTGGGAACGCTGATTTCATCGGCTTCATGGATTATCTGGTTCCCGTGGGGAAGGGCCTGAAGCTGGATGGCCTGATCACCGGTGAAGATTTGGATGAATTTGAAGCGTTTGATTTGTACGATTTCAAGTATTCCAACAACGCCAAGAACTACGCCGTTTCCGGTCAGCTTCACGAATACAAGTATTGGTATGAACTGACCCATCCCGGCCACCAGATCAGGAATATGTATTTCCTGATTGTTCCCAAGCCCAAGATCAGGCAGAAAAGCACCGAAACCCTTTCCCAATTCCGTGACCGCTTGCAAGCGGCCTTGAAAGATGCTGAACCAACGCTGATGCCGGTTCAGTACAACCCCATGAAGATTGTGGACTTCCTGACCGATGTGAAACACATGGTTGAAGCCACAGACTTTCCCAAGAACCCAAACCATTTTTGTGGATGGTGTGAGTATGAAGAATATTGTCAGAAAGGATGGGATTATATGTTACTTCCCAAGAATGAACGCCGTGATCTGAACGCCACCAAGAAGAAGGTTGTGTGGCTTTACGGCGCACCCTTCAGCGGCAAAACCTTCTTTGCCAATCAGTTCCCCGATCCCCTGATGTTGAACACGGATGGCAACATCAAGTTTGTGGATGCCCCCTATATCGCCATTCGTGACACCGTTACGGTGGAAGGCCGTATCACCAAGCGCAAGTTGGCCTATGAAGTGTTCATGGATGCCGTGGCCGAACTGGAAAAGAAACAGAACGATTTCCGAACCATCGTGGTTGACCTTCTGGAAGATGTTTATGAATCGTGCCGGGTTTACATCTGTGACCGTCAGGGCTGGAAGCATGAATCTGATGATTCCTTCCGTGCATGGGATATGGTCAGAAGCGAGTTCCTGAACACCCTGAAGCGGCTGGTAAATCTGGACTATGAAAACATTATCCTGATCAGCCATGAGGACAGAAGCCGTGACCTGACCCGCAAGGGCGGCGATAAGATCAGTTCCATCAAGCCGAACCTTCAGGATAAGGTGGCAAACAAGGTGGCCGGTATGGTTGATCTGGTGGCCCGTATCGTGGCGGACGATGATGAACGGGTGCTGTCTTTCAAGACTTCTGAAGTGATCTTCGGCGGTGGCCGTTTGACTGTCCGTGATAAGGAAATCCCGCTGACCTATGACGCTTTCTGTGAAGTCTATGAGGAAGCCAACCAGAAGGCCGCAGGAGCCGTGAAGCGTGGCGGCAATACCCCGGCTACCCCCGCACCTGAAACCACCGACACGCCCACCACAGCGCCCAGCAGAAGGGGCAGAAAGGCCAAGACTGAACCCCGCCCCCCGGCTGATAACTATGATCCGGCTGAAGATGCGGCAAAGGCGGCTTGTGGTGATCCTGATGGAACTTGGACACCGGGCGGCGGTGAAAAGGATGATTCTGTTCCTGTTGCTGAACCGGCCACCGGTGACACCCCGCCTTGGAACGATCTTCCCAAATGCCCGGACGGTGAGCGCATTTTCAAACAGCATGACCAGAACCCGGAAATTCCCCTTTGCCCGTCCATTGACGCTGGCCACCGTTGCCACAAGGAAGGTGGCCCCGATGGTTGCCCCCTGTGGGATCGCCCCAAGGCCCCGGCAGAGGAAGCCGCACCCAAGATAGATGCCAACCCGCCCCGCCGCACCCGGAAGAAGCGTGAAGAATAATGGCTGATGTGCTGATGATTGCCGGGAAGCCTGAAACCATCTTCAAGGCCCGTGATTTTGAATATCTGGTTGAAAAACACATGGGCTATGAAGCGGCCAAGTATTTCCGGGAATACGCTGAAAAGGCTGATGAAGAAGTCAGATCGGCCAAGGCCGGTGAGAACACAGACCTTGCTTCCTATGAAGCTGACCTTGAAAGCAATCACAGAGCCTTTCAGGACATTCAGACGGAAGCCGCAGTTATCACGGGTGTTCTTCAAGAAAAACGGATAAACCGTGAGAAGATCGCCCATGCAGTCAGGGAAATTGGAAAAATTCTTTCCAACCAAATATAAAAAACAACATTTTTGGAGGTAAAAAACTATGGCTATTGATTTTGACAAGATTGATCGTTCTGTTGATCTGAAGGGCCTTCAGGCTGATGTGGAGGATGCCAAGAAGAACGGCGGCGGTGATTTCCCCACCATTCCCGCTGGCAAGTATGAAGTGAAGCTGGAAAGCATGGAGATCAAAGGCACCAAGGCCGATCCCAACCGCCCCATGCTGGCCGTGTCCTTCAAAATCCTGTCCGGTGAGTTCAAGAACCAGCGCCTTTTCATGAACCGTGTCCTTTACGGCACCAAGAATGACAAGAACATGATCGCTTCCGCTATGGGCTTCCTTGAAAAGCTGGATTCCGGTGTTCCTGTCAGCTTCACCAGCTACAAGCAGTTTGCCCAACTTGTCCTTGATGTAGCGGAAGCCATTGACGGGAAGCTGGAATATGCGGTGGATTACGATGATACCCGCTTCAATTCCATCAGCATTGATGAAGTCTTTGAAGTTGAGGATTGAAAACCGGTGTGCACTTTTTTATAATCAAATTGAGCACTATATGTACTCATATTGACTTTTTTGAACCTTAATTTTCAAAAACGCCGGGGCAAGCGCCCCGGTTGGCCCCAAGTGAAAGCCTTCCCGTGGCGGGGCTGATAAGGCGGAAACGCTGACCGATTTCACAAAAGCTGAAAGGATGTGAGTTGATGATCTTCTATGATTTTGAGGTTTTCCGGTATGACTGGCTTGTTGTCTTGATCGACCTGAACGCCCGGAAAGAAACTGTGATTATCAACGATCCCGACAAGCTGAAACGCTTCTATGAGCAGAACAAAGGTGTGATTTGGGCCGGTTACAATTCCCGGAACTATGATCAGTACATCCTGAAGGCCATTCTGTGTGGGTTTGATCCAAAGCCTGTGAATGATTGGATCATTGCAGAGGCTAAACCCGGTTACAGATATTCAAGCCTGTTCAGGAAATACCCGCTGATCAATTATGATGTGATGCCGAACCCGCCAATCAGCCTGAAGGCGCTGGAAGCGTTCATGGGCCATTCCATAAAAGAAACTTCTGTTCCCTTCGACATTGACCGGCCTTTGACTGAAGCAGAGTTGGCCGAAACGGTCAAATATTGCCGCCATGATGTGGAACAGACGGTGGAAGTGTGGTTACGGCGGAAGGAAGATGAATTTGATGCCCAAATGTCACTTGTGAAGGCGTTCCACCTTCCCATTTCCGATATTGGCCGCACCAAAGCACAGCTTTCCGCCAAAATCCTTGGGGCCGTTCAAAGGGAACACAATGATGAATTTGAAATTGAGTTCCCGCCCAGCTTGCGGATCGAAAAATACACGGAAGTTTTGAATTGGTACAAGAACCCCTTGAACCGTGATTATTCCAAAACCCTTGAACTGGATGTGGCCGGGGTTCCCCATGTGTTCGCTTGGGGTGGCCTTCACGGGGCCATTCCCAAATATCACGGGGAAGGATGGTTTGTCAATGTGGATGTGGCTTCCTATTACCCGTCTTTGATGCTGGTTTATAAGTGGCTTTCCCGCAATGTTCACGATCCTTCCAAGTATGCGGAAATCTACCACACCCGCCTGAAGCTGAAGGCGGAAAAGAACCCCATGCAACAGCCTTACAAGATTGTTCTGAACAGCACCTATGGCGCTATGAAGGATAAGCACAATGCCATGTATGATCCCCGGCAAGCTAACAATGTTTGTGTGGGCGGTCAGCTTCTTCTTCTGGATTTGATTGAACGGCTGGAAGATCATTGTGAAATCATCCAGAGCAACACGGATGGTATTTTGGTCAAACTTCGCCGGTATGAAGATTTTGAAATGCTGGACGATCTGTGTTGGGAATGGGAGCAAAGAACCGGGATGCGCCTTGAATTTGATGAATTTCAAAAGGTGTATCAGAAGGATGTGAACAATTACATCATTGTTCCTTCCGGGCCGCTTCGTGACGAAAAAGGGAAACCCCGCTGGAAGTGCAAGGGTGCCTATGTCAAAAAGCTGTCCGATCTGGATTATGACCTTCCCATTGTCAACCGGGCCATTGTGAACTATTTCCTTCATGGGATCAGCCCGGAAACAACCATCATGGAATGTTCCGATCTTCGAGATTTTCAGAAGGTTGTGAAGGTGTCCAGCAAGTACAAATACGCCCTTTATTCCCCGGTAATTACGGAAGCTAAGATCAGGGATGAAAAAGGCCGTTCCAAGAAAATCACCCGCTTCAGTGGTGGGGAGGTTCAGACGGATAAAACCTTCCGGGTGTTCGCTTCCAAGGATCAGAGCAAGGGCGGAATCTTCAAGGTTTCCGGGAAAATCGTCAAGGGCCGGGAAAAGAACCCTGAAAAGTTCGGAAACACCCCGGATCATTGTTTCTTCATCAATGATGATGTGACCAACCTTCCTATCCCGGATGAACTGGACAAGCAGTATTACATTGATGTTGCTTGGGATCGGTTGAAAGATTTCGGGGTGGAACGATGAACAATAAAACCTTTCGGGGGGGGGAGCGTTGAAGCATGGAACTGTTTAGGGGCTATGTGCCTACCAGAAATAAACAATGCCTTGAAAAGTTCAAAGGCGTTGAAAAACTGAAAACCCGTTCAGAAGTCCAAGACCTTGATGAATACGCCGGTATTCTTGGGGAAGAAACCATCCTGATTGATGTGGATGATGCGGAAACATCTGAACTTCTGTTCAGAATGGTTCAGGATTTAGAACTGAAGTGCAGAGTGTACGCCACCACACGGGGAAAACACTTCTTGTTCAAGAACTGTGGTGTTAAAAAAAGCTGGACGAAATGCACCTTGGCCGTGGGTATCACCACGGATGGAAAGGTTGGAGCCAATAACAGCTATGAAATCTTGAAGTCCGGTGGCGTGGAACGGCCCATTCTGTATGACTTCCCTGAAGGAGAGATTCAGGAACTTCCCAAGTGGCTGACCCCAGTGAAAAGCAACTATGATTTCCCGAACCTTGGTGAAGGTGATGGGCGGAACCAAACCCTGTTCAACTACATTCTGACCCTTCAGAGTGACGATTTTACCAAGGAAGAAGCCCGTGAATGTATCAGGCTGATTAACCGTTATGTGCTGGAAGATCCCCTTTCTGACCGGGAACTTGAAACAATCCTTCGGGATGATGCCTTCAAAAAGCCTATCTTCTTCAAGGATAAAACATTTCTGTTTGATAAGTTTGCGGTTTACCTGAAGAATAACAACCATATTGTGAAAATCAATAACCAGCTTCACATTTACCGGGATGGCATTTATGTTCCGGGCGCTATGGAAATTGAAGCGCAAATGATCAAGCATATCCCAAACCTAAAACGGGCGCACCGGTCAGAGGTTTTAGCTTATCTGGAAGTAATGTTTCAGACCGAGGGAGAAACCAGAGCCACCAACCCTAATATCATTGCCTTCAGCAATGGCCTTTACAATATCCGGGATGGTTCTTTCATGGACTTTACCCCGGAAATTGTGATTACCAATAAAATTCCGTGGCCCTACAACCCCGCTGCCCACAATGACCTTTTGGACTATACATTAAACCGGCTGGCTTGTAATGATCCTGAAGTCCGGGCCTTGCTGGAAGAAATGGTGGGCTATTGTCTGTACCGGCGCAATGAACTTGGCAAAGCCTTCATTCTGATTGGCGATAAGAGCAACGGCAAATCCACCTTCCTTCATGTGGTCAAAAATATGTTGGGGGATAAGAATATTGCTTCCCTTGACCTGAAAGAACTTGGGGACAGGTTCAAAACCGCTGAACTGTTCGGAAAGCTGGCGAACATTGGTGATGATATTGGGGATGAATTTATTGCCAATGCGTCTGTATTCCGCAAACTGGTAACAGGCGAACGGGTGAATGTGGAGCGGAAGGGCCAAGATCCCTTTGAATTCAATAATTATTCCAAGTTCCTGTTTAGTGCTAATGTGATCCCCCGCATGAAGGATAAGACCGGAGCCGTTCAAAGGCGCTTGGTGATTGTTCCCTTTGATGCCAAGTTTACCCCCAATGATGCAGATTTCCGCCCATTTATTAAAGATGAGTTGTGTGAACAAAGTTCAATGGAATATCTGATCCAGTTGGGCTTGAATGCCCTGAAGCGTGTTCTGACCAATGCCGCCTTTACCACTTCCAGCCGGGTTCAGGGGCAACTTGACGAGTACGAACAGAACAACAACCCCATTATTGGCTTCATTCAGGAAATCGGACTGGATGGGATCATCAATGAAGCCACTGATACAGTTTATCGGAGATATAAAGAATATTGCATTTCAAACAATTTCCAAGCCCTATCCAAAATTGAGTTTTCCCGACAAATCTGCAAACGCTGTGGCTTAACCAGTGGAGCAAAGTATATCAAGGGAAGAAAAACAAGAATTTTCGTGGAAGAAGGTGATTTATGATGGCCGGTTCTAAAAAAGTGTTCGCCACCCTTGGGAGTTCAAACCATGTGCCTGAAGAACGGGAAGCCTTTGACTACTACGCCACCGATCCCAAAGCTGTGGAAATGCTGTTGGAACTGGAACAGTTTGCCCCGGTGATTTGGGAACCGGCCTGTGGTGAAGGCCACATTTCCAAGGTGCTTCAGGCACACGGTTATCAAGTCATTTCCACCGATCTTGTTTACCGGGGCTTTGGTGATCCTGAACCGCTGGACTTCCTGAAGGAAACTTTGGATGGATTTGAAGGCGATATAATCACCAACCCGCCATATTCAACGGGGCTTGAATTTGTTCAACGGGCGCTTGAAAGCGTCCGCCCCGGTGGGAAAGTGGCAATGTTTCTGAAGGTTCAATTTTTGGAAGGACAGAAGCGGGGGGCCTTCTTTAAGAATACCCCCCCCCCGTATAGTCTACATATCCCGTTCCCGTTTGGCCTGTTATAAGAACGGAGATATGAGCGTTAAGCCCGAAAGCGCCATTGCTTATGCGTGGTATGTATGGGAAAAAGGATTTACCGGTGATCCGGTGATTAAGTGGTTCAACTGAAAGGGTGGTGGAACATGAACCATCAGTATTCAAAATTCAAAAATAAAGCTATCCCCTATGCCAAAGTTGGGCGGCGGGTATTTGGAAGCCTATTCAATGCTGAAACCTTCTGTTCTGACCACGGGCTTGATGTAAATTCAGCCATTGAATATGGGGAAATCCCGGAATTGAAGAATGAGGTTCAAGAAATAGCCAAATATCAAAAAGCGGTTCTTCGGGAAGTTCTTCATCGGTTGGAAAAGCGTTGTTCTTTCCTACATGGTGAAATAACTGGATTTTCTAATTCTTTGTCTGTTTGCCACCCGCTGGATCGGGGGTATTTGGAAGATAGACTGAAAGAAGCGATTGCCAAGAGTACAGCCACCCATGAAGCAAGGGAAATGGTGTGGACGATACTTGAGGAATTGGAAAGGTTGAGTGAATGGCATGATTAAAGATAGTGGAGAACGCACCCGGTTTGATACCGGGGCGGTTCGTGATATGCACACCGGCAAGGGCCGGATGGATTTATTGCCTTGGGAAGCCTTGGTGGAGGTTTCCAAGCATTGTGAAGAAGGGGCGCTAAAGTACGGGGAACGCAACTGTGAAAAGGGCATTCCCATTCACAGCCTGATTGATTCGGCCTTCCGCCACCTTGCCAAGTACATGATGGGCATGAAGGATGAACCCCACCTTCGAGCGGCTTGCTGGAATTGCTTATTCGCCCTGTATATGGAAATCAAACACCCTGAACTTCAGGACATACCAACCAGAATGGAGGAACCGCATGAACAGGGCTGAACGGCGGAGAGCCAAGAAAGCGGGTATTCCGGTAAAGAAGGAACCCGTGGTGAATATCAAAGCCGCTGATGTTCAGAAGATCAAACAGGATGCTTCCAAAGAAGCGGCGGACAAGGCTTTTCTTCTGATGCTGGGGTTGCCGGTGATGGTGCTTCATGACAAATTCGGCTTTGGCCCGGTTCGGTGTGAACGGTTCACGGATGCTGTTCTTGAACTGTATGATAGCTTTGAAAAAGGTTATGTGTCCCTTGAAGATATTCACCTGACCCTGAAAGAAGAAACCGGGATCACTATTGTTTCAGATGGGAGGTTGAAAGATCGTGGGAACTAAACCTTGGCAAAACAGTGAAGGCTATTCCGATCCCACCGCCTATGAGGGATTGAAGCCTGTCATTCGAGAGGATGAAGAACAGCAACGGCGGTTGAACAATCTGATTTTCGTTCTGAAGTACATTATCCGCTTGGCCGGGTTTGAACTGTTGAACCGGATTGAACTGAAAGATAAGCGGAATGGGAGGGAGTTCAAATAATGGGGCCGAATAGCGATACAGGGAAAGGAACCCTGTATATTAACGGGGAACCCCTTGCGGAAGTTGGGGAAATCAAAATTCCACTGGAAGTGGAGCCGTCAGATCTTCCACCGATTCTGGCCAATGTTTCTTTCACTATCACAATGGATTGCCCCCGGTGGTTGCGGCGGAAGTTGGCGTGGTGGATTTTCAAAGCCCGGTTGAAAGACCTAATACACCGGATTTTCCACTTTTGAAAATTAACTTTCAAGAAAACGACCCCACCAAAATCCTTCAGGGGTTGGGGTTGGAACAGATATGGGACAGATGTAAAGGCTTGATCTGTTCCGGTGAAAACTATTGTAAATGCTGGCGTTTAGGTAAAGTAGAACAGATAGAACAGATGTTATATTACTTAAACTTAAAAAGTAAAAAAAAATATATAAGATAAGTAATATAAGAGAACTGTCCAAAGATGTGTTCTATCTGTTCTACACATTGAAAAGCCTTGATATTTCAGGAGTTTTCACAGAACAGATGTGTGAAAGGATGTGTGCTACATAGTGACTGATAAGGAACTTTCCCAGCGGGCTAAAGAATATTTTGCCCAAATCCGAAAAACTGACCGACTGATCCAGCGGTTGACAGATACAGTGAATACCCTTCGATCCGGGTTGACCAGTCAAAGCTATGAACTGAAGCCTGACAAGGTTCAGACTTCCGGGCCAAAAGACACTTTAGGGGAAACCATTGCAAAAATCATGTCCCTTGAAGATGATATTAACACCCGGATTGATGAACTTGTGACCATGAAGAAGGAAGCCTTCAGCATGATCAGCAAAGTTCCTGACCTTGACCAGCAAAATGTTCTTGTAGGCCGGTATATCCAACTGAAAAAGTGGGAAGATTTAGCCGCTGAATTTGAGTACACCACCCAATGGCTTTTTGAAATTCACGGGAAGGCTTTACTTGCTTTTGCCAAGGAAAATGCCGATTTCTTGAAAGAACCGAGTAAAGTTTAGTTTCACCTGTTGAAAGTTTAGTGTTTTTTCGGCTATCATATAAAGTGAAAAAGCGTCCGAGGGGGAACCTTCGGCGCTTTTCTTTTGATTTCAAAGGGGGTGAATACCTTGACCAAGAAGCAAAAGCGGTTTGTTGAAGAATATCTGATTGACCTGAATGCAACGCAAGCGGCAATTCGGGCCGGGTATTCACCTGATACCGCACAACAGATGGGTTCTGAAAACCTGTCAAAACCTGTGATTAAAAATGCTATTGACAAGGCTATTGCAGAGCGGAGCCGCCGAACCGGTATCAATCAAGATCGGGTGATTCAGGAAATCGCAAAATTGGCGTTTCTGAACCCCATTGATGTAATTGACATGGATGAAGCCACCATCAAAGGTGAAGCCAACCGGGATGATACCGCCTGTATTGCTTCTGTCAAAGTGAAGGTGATTCCCGGTGAAGATGGGAATATCACTGAACGAGAGGTTAAGACCTACGACAAGTTGAAGGCCCTTGAATTGTTGGGCAAACATCTTGGAATGTTTACCGACAAACTGAAAATGGAAGGGAATGTTCCCGTGGTTATCATGGGGGATGATCAACTTGAAGATTAACCCCAAGGCCAAGGTGATCCGCCTTCCTGAAGTGGTGGGCAAAGGGTACAAGACCTTTTGGAACTTCAAAGGCCGCTACCGGGTTTGTAAGGGGAGCCGTGCAAGCAAGAAATCCAAAACCACGGCCCTGAACATCATCAAGCGGATGATGCAATACCCGGAAGCTAATACCCTTGTGGTTCGCAAAGTATTCAGAACCTTAAAGGATAGCTGTTTCACAGAATTGAAGTGGGCAATCAACCGGCTTGGGGTTCAGGCTTATTGGGAAATCAAGGAAAGCCCCCTTGAAATGACCTATGTTCCCACCGGTCAGAAGATTTACTTCCGGGGCCTTGATGATCCCCTGAAGGTTACTTCCATTACGGTTGAAATTGGGTATTTGTGCTGGTGCTGGATTGAAGAAGCCTATGAAATCACCAATGAAGATGATTTCAATATGCTTGATGAAAGTATCCGTGGCGCTATCCCGGAAGAAACCGGCCTGTTCAAGCAAATTACCCTAACCTTCAACCCGTGGAATGAAAAACACTGGATCAGAAAGCGGTTCTTTGGAGAGATTACCGGCAAGGATGCCCAAGGGAACCCCACATACCGTTTCCATGATAGCTGGACTTCCCCGGATGGGCAGATTTACGCCACCACCACCAATTACCTGTGTAATGAATGGCTGGATGAAGCTGACCTGAAGGTTTTTCAGACCATGAAGGAAACCAACCCCCGGCGCTATAAAGTGGCTGGCCTTGGTGGTTGGGGCATTGTGGATGGCCTGATTTATGAGAACTGGCGGGAAGAACTGTTCAACCCGGCTGAAATCAGCGCCAAGGATGGCGTGAAATCTGCCTTCGGCCTTGATTTTGGCTATACCAATGACCCCACGGCGCTTTTCTGTGGGCTGGTGAGTACAGCAGAAAAAACCATTTGGGTTTTCGATGAACTGTATAAAAAGGCCCTGACCAACCGGGCCATTTGCGAACAAGTCACAGTGATGGGCTATGCCAAGGAACGGATTAAGGCCGATTGTGCAGAACCCAAGAGCATTGACGAATTGCGGGAAGCTGGCCTTCAGCGTATCAGAGCCGCCCGGAAGGGCAAGGACAGCGTGAACAATGGCATTCAGTACATTCAGGATTACACCATCATCATTCATCCCCGATGCGTGAACTTCATCACAGAGATTTCAAACTACACATGGGCAGAAGATAAGTTCGGGGCCAAGATCAATGTTCCCATTGATGATTTCAACCACCTTATGGACGCTATGCGTTACGGGCTGGAAGATATGTTGGTTGGCCCCGCCTTCAGCTTCGACTAATAACATGATAGTAACAAAATCCCCCGGAAATCGTGTGATTCCGGGGGATTGCAATTATTAAGCAATGAAGAAAGGCGGTAAGTGAATATGTTTCTGGATAACGCTATGGAGCGTATCAACCGCCTGATCCTTCAGGGTGGGCGAACCGGCATGACTGAAAATCAGTTCTTCGCCGCTGAAATCAAGGAATGGAAGAATAGTCAGCGCCGCAAGGATCAGGTTATGGGTGATCTGTACTATGAAGGACAGCATGACATTCTTCAGCGTCAGCGCACAATCATTGGTGAAAACGGTCAACTTCAGGTGGTGACGAACCTTCCGAACAACCGCCTGATTGATAACCAATATGCCCTGATGGTGGATCAGAAAACCAACTACCTTGTGGGCAAGCCCTTCACCCTGAACTGTCAGGATAAGGGTTACACGGATGCTTTGGGCAAGGTTTTCAACAAACGGTTTTACCGGCTTCTGAAATATGTTTGTGAAGATGCCCTGAACGGTGGCATTGGCTGGCTTTATCCTTACTACAATGAAGCTGGTGAATTGACCTTCAAGCATTTCCCGGCCTATGACATTCTTCCTTTTTGGGCTGACGATGATCACACCATCCTTGATTGTGCGATTCGTTACTACACCCAAGAAGTGTGGAACGGCTACCAGAAGGAAAAGGTGGAGAAGGTGGAAATCTTCAAAGCCGATGGCATTTACCGATATATCTATCAGAATGATATGCTGATTGCCGATGTGGAAGCCGGTGAACACGAAAACTATTTCATGGTTGAGGAAGAAGGGCAGGAACCCAAAGGCTTCAACTGGACAAGGATTCCGCTGGTTCCCTTCAAGTATAACAAGCAGGAAATCCCCCTGATCCGCCGTGTGAAAACCCTTCAGGATGGAATCAACACCATGATTTCCGACTTTGAAAACAATATGCAAGAGGACGCACGGAACACCATTCTGGTTCTGAAGAACTATGATGGTGAAAATCTTGGTGAGTTCCGCCACAACCTTTCCACTTATGGAGCCGTGAAGGTTCGTGAGGATGGCGGGGTTGAAACCCTTCAGGTTGAAATCAATGCAGAGAACTACAAGGGCATTTTGGAACTTCTGAAGAAGTCCTTGATTGAAAATGCCCGTGGTTACGATGCCAAGGATGATCGTTTGAGTGGCAACCCCAATCAAATGAACATTCAATCCATGTATTCTGACATTGACCTTGACGCAAACGGCATGGAAACCGAGTTCCAAGCGGCCTTTGAAGAACTGTTGTGGTTCATCAATCAGGATTTCAGCAACAGGGGCTTGGGCGATTATGAAGGCGCTGAACTTCAGATCGTGTTCAACCGTGACATTCTAATCAATGAAACGGAATCCATTGAAAACTGTTCCAAGTCCGTTGGTATTCTGTCCACGGAAACCATTGTGGAACAGCACCCGTGGGTTACGGATGTTGAAGTGGAGCTGGCCCGGTTGCGTAAGGAAAAGGATGAAGCAATGGAACAAGCACAGGAATACGCCGGGGCCTTCCAGACCGGCAACCAGAACAAAGGTGACAATGGCGAGGGTGAATAACCCCCGCCGTTTCACAATATATGCCGGGGCAGACCTTGAGTGTGGCGGGGTGCTATTACTCCTACCCGCCAAAGGGTGAAATTCCCTTCCCCGGCCCATCATGGCCCGTTAGTCAAGTGGTTAAGACACCGCCCTTTCACGGCGGTAACGCCGGTTCGATCCCGGCACGGGCTACCATGCTTCCCTGTTGGACTTGGCTGAAAATGCTTGCGGGGCCTTCAGCCCTGATGGGGAAGTCTTATTTGCTGAAGTGGATGGAATAGGCAGACACGGCGGATTCAAAATCCGTTGCCGCAAGGCGTGTGGGTTCAAATCCCACCTTCAGCACCATTTTTCAGGATTGGAGGAACCGCCCATGAGAAATGCGGACTATTGGCGTGGACGGTTTTCCATCTTGGAGAACAGCGCCCACCGAGAAGCCCAGCGAACCATTCAGGACATGGAAGAACTGTATTTGGATGCCCAGCGTTCGGTTCAGAAGGAAATTGAAAGCTGGTATGCCCGTTTTGCGGTGAACAACCAAATCAGCCTGACCGATGCCCGGAAATGGCTAACCGCTGGACAGCTTGAAGAATTTCATTGGAGCGTTGAACAGTATATCAAGATCGGTGAACAGGCCGGGTTGGATGCGGCATGGCTGAAGAAGCTAGAAAATGCGTCCGCCCGGTTCCACATTTCCCGCCTTGAAGCTGTTCAGACAGGTATTCAGCAACAGCTTGAATTGCTGTATGGCAATCAGGTTGATAGTCTGGATGCCCTGTTGAAGAAGGTTGTGGGCAATGGTTACACCCACACAGCCTTTGAGGTTCAGAAGGGCGTGGGCCTTGGTTGGGATATTACCGGGCTGGATCAGAAGAAACTTGAAACCTTGCTTTCAAAGCCTTGGACAACGGACGGGCGAACCTTCCGGGATCGCTGTTGGCTGAACAAGAATGATTTGGTGGGTTCGGTCAGTAAGAGCCTGACGCAAGGGCTTCTTCGGGGAGATTCCCCGGCCAAGATCACCACGGCTATTCAGAAACAGTTCGGGGTTCATCGGTATAAGGCGGGGCGGTTGGTCAACACAGAAACCACCTATTTCAACGCCGTTGCCACAAAGGAATGTTACAAGGATTTGGATGTTGAAATGGTGGAAATCATTGAAACGCTGGATTCCCATACCTGTTCCATTTGTGGTGGGCTTGATGGTAAGGTGATCCCCATTTCCCAATATGAACCCGGCGTGACCGTGCCACCCTTCCACCCCAACTGTCGAGGAACTACGGCCCCGGCCATTGATCCCAAGTATGCCGGTGAAAGAGCCGCCCGGAACGCTGATGGGGATGTGTACTATGTTCCCGCCAACATGAAATATGCTGATTGGGTTCAGACCTTCGTGAACGGTGGTTCCAAGGCTGGCTTGACCGTTGCAACCGGGGCCGGTGTTGCCAAAACGCTTCGTGACTACAACACCGAGTTTGGAAAGAAGTTCGGCAAAGACCATTATGATCAGATTCGTGACCGTGTGGACGCTTGCCAAAGCCCTGACCTTCAGGCCGCTTGGGATAAGTATGAAACCCAAATCAAGGTTGCAAAGGCGAACCATCAAGGCGGTGCATACTGTCAGGGCAATAGCATTTATGTGAATATTGACGCTGACAGGAAGGGCCGTTCTTGGAGCGCCCCTTATGCCACCACTTTCCATGAAAGCGGCCATGCCATTGATGGCCTTGCGGCACAGCTTGGAACCCCGAATGGGCAATGGCATTTTTCTTCTACTTACAAGGGCGGGGCTTTTCCACAAACCATCAAGGATGAAGTGAATGATTGGGTGGATCGGGTTCTTGCTGACATGAAGGCCCATAAAGATGATTTCCCGTATTGGGTACAAAAAGGCTGGATGTCGCAAAACACCGCTGATTATTACATCAAGTATGGTGGGTTCAAGGTAAAAAAATCTTATGCCTATGCCGCCGTTCAAGCGGAAGTGAAGGCATTGACCCCATTGCAGTACGGTGATCTTTCTGATATATTGGAAGGGGCCACCCGTGGAAAAATCCGCTGTGGCATTGGTCATGGTGGTGGTTCCTACTGGACAACCCGAACTTACAACGGGATTGATTGGGGCCTTGGAACTGAAGCCTTTGCGGAAATGACTTCCGCAACCATGACTTCCCCGGAAAGTTTGGCAACCATCAAGAAATATCTTCCCAAGTCCTATGCCATGTATGAAGATATGTTGAAGGTGATTGCAAATCAGCCGTGAAAGGGGTGTTGAAAATGGCTGAACTGATTGAACAATATCTTGAACGATTTCATGAGAACTTCCCCCTGTTCGCCTTGATGGGTGTTGAGGAAACGGAAGTGGAAGCCATTATTCAGGATTGTTTGGATAAGGGAACCCCTTACCGGGCACCTGAATTGGATGAAAAATCCCTATATTGATGATCTGACCACCCCGGCCTTCTGGCCGGTGGTGGTTTTTTCATACCATTTTCGCCGTTTCCCGGTGGTGGGCGGTAAACAGAACCGGGGAAAATCGTGGTTCCTAACCCACGGTAAAAAAGGATTTGGAGGTAACAACAATGACTAAAGAAAAGCTGTTGGAATGGGGCCTGACTGAAGAACAGGCCGCAAAGGTTATGGAGGGCCTGAACGGTTCCTTCGTCACCAAGGCCCGGTTCAATGAGGTCAACACCGAACTGACCGCCGCCAAGAACACCATCAAAGAGCGTGACACCCAGCTTGAGACGCTGAAGAAGGCTTCTGGTGACACCAAGGCCCTTCAGGATCAGATCACCCAGCTTCAGGCCGACAACAAGAAGAAGGACGATGATCACGCCGCAGAACTGAAGAAACTGAAAATCAGCAATGCGGTTGAACTGGCCCTGAGTAGTGCGAGGGCCAAAAACAATATCGCTGTTAAGGCGCTGTTGGCTGATTTCATCGGCAAGGCTGAATTGGCGGAGGATGGAACCGTTAAGGGCCTTGATGCTGAAGTCAAGAAGCTGGTAGAGGGTAAGGAAACGGCTTTTCTTTTTGAGAAGTCCACCGGCACCAAGTTCAAGGGGGCCAAATCCGCTGAAAAGGGTGACGGCGCTGAAGGCGGTATGACCCTTGAAAAGCTGAAGGCTATGACCCCTATTGATCGCTACAACTATTCCGTCAACCATCCTGACGAATACAAAGAACTTTATGGAGGTAATGAGTAATGGCAAATGTTTGCTACGATAACTTTTTCCTGTCTAACGAAATTGAAGATCAGTACCAGAGCCACCTTGATCTTCAGCAGTTTTGCACCGTGGACAACAACCTGACCGGCGTTGCTGGTATGGTTCGCAAGATTCACAAGTACAAGGCCACCGATGGCACCGAGAAGCTGGCTATGGGTGCGGGTAACACCAAGACCATTGATGCCGGTTACACCGAAAAGGAATACCGGATTCAGATGGCACAGAACCGTTTCCAGTATTATGACGAGGAAGCCATGACTGATCCGATGGTCATTACCACCGGCACCCAGCACGCCGGTACGGATATGTTCAACACCGTGAACGCTGACATTTACGCCGCCTTCAACGAGGCAACCATGACCATCGTGACCACCGCCCTTGGCTTTGATGCCTTTGTGGATGGTGCGGCCATGCTGAATCTGGAAAACCTTGAGGGTGTGACCATCTTCGGCTTCGTCAACCCCGCCGACATGGGCAAACTTCGCAAGGCCCTGAAGGACGATCTGAAGTATGTGGAAGCATACGCCAAGAACGGCTATGTTGGCACCGTTGGCGGTATCAACATCTATACCAAGAAGAACGCCGTAACCGGCAAGGTTGTAATCGCCACCAAGGAAGCTGTTACCCTGTTCAATAAGAAGGGTACGGAAGTGGAGCAGGAGCGTGAAGGCAACATCCGCCGCAACACGGTTTATTCCCGTAAGTATTACCTTGCGGCCATGACCAATGAAGCCAAGGCGGTTATGATCATCACCGGTTCTGCCGCTGTCACGACTGATGAAACCGTTACCAGTTCCAAGACCTACTATGCCAAGAGCGGTATTGGCTATGTCAAGGTCACGCCCGGAAAGAACGATAACCCCAAGACCAAGGGTTGGTACGAAATCACGGCGGCGTAAGAAAGGCGGTGAACCCCGTTGCGTGATAAAGCGGTTGCAATGCTAACGGCCCTTGGCGTGGCGGGGGCCGCTGATGATCCGTTGTTGGATATGGTTTTGACAAATGTTCAATGGAGGATCAAAAACCTTTCCAACCTTTCCGAAATCCCGGAGGGGTTGGAAAGTCTGGCCGTTTCTATGGCCGTGGGCGAATACCTGAACATGAAGAAGTGTTCTGGACAGCTTGAAGGGTTTGATTTGGATGCGGCGGTGAAATCCATTCAGGAAGGTGACACCAACATTACCTTTGCCCTTGGTGAAGGTAGTTCAACCCCTGAACAGAGGTTGAACAGCCTGATTGATTATCTGATCAACGGGCGCATTGGTGAAATCTACCGTTATAGGCGGTTGGTATGGTAAATAAGGCCGTGCGAACCGCCTTGGAACGGTTGTGGAAGGATCGGTGTTCTATCTTCATCCGTGAGGAAGTCACCGATCCTGTCACCCACCTGACGGATTCTGAAGAAAAGCCGCTTCTTCAGAATCAGCCGTGCAAGCTGTCTTTTGAAACATTAACTTCAACCAATGGGGATGAAGTGGCAACCGCCCAACAGGTGGTGAAGCTGTTCCTTTCCCCGGATGTGAAGGTTCCCGCAGGATGTAAGATCATTGTCACCCGGCCAAATGATGTGGAACGAACCTTCACCTATTCCCGTTCCGGTGAACCGGGTGTTTTCTCCAACCATCAAGAAATCATGCTTGAACCCTTCAGGGGGTGGGCCTGATGGCAAGATGGGGCCGATGTGATTACCGGGAATTGAAGAAGCTGGATGAACGCCTTCAACAGCTTTCGGAAGTTGACATGGATCGGCTTTGCCGGGATGCCGCCAAGAAGGTTGCCCAAATCCTTCTGAACAAGGTGAAGAAAAGAACCCCGGTTGGCGTGGTTCCGTCCTATGCTACGGATGAAGCCAAGCAAGAATATTGGGCCGGTTACAGCGGGGGTTCCTTGCGTGATGCGTGGACGATCCTTCCCATTGAAAAACATGGGGATCAGTACACCGTGACCATCATCAACAACTTGGAATATGCGTCCTATGTGGAATACGGCCACCGGCAAACACCGGGGCGCTATGTTCCCGCCTTGGGTAAGACCCTGAAGGCAAGTTGGGTGAAGGGGCGGTTCATGCTGACGATTTCCGAACAGGAAGTGAAAACCTTGGCCCCGTCCATTCTGAATGATATGTTGTATGAAGCCTTGAAGGGGGTGTTCAGTTGATCAATGAAATCATCAAAGGTGTTTCCATGAAGCTGAACGCCACCTTTGGAGCCGGGTACAAAATCTATCAGAATGATGTGGAACAGGGTTTCAAAGAACCCTGTTTTTTCATTGCCGTTCTGAAGACCGACATTTCCCCGTTGCAGAAGAACCGGTTCATGAACCGGAACCCGCTGGATGTTCACTATTTCCCCACCAGCGGGAGGAACAACACCGAATTGTTCACGGTGGCCGGGGATTTGATGGAATGTTTGGAGTTCATCACCCTTCCCAATGGGGATGTGCTTCACGGAACTTCCATGAGTTATGAAGTTGAAGATGGGGTTCTTCACTTCTTCGTCAACTTCAATCTGACACTATCCCGCCCGTCCGAGGAAACCCCGATGGAAACCTTGGATGTGGATGTGGAGCCAAAGAAAGGGTGATTGAATGGCTACCAGAAAGAAAGCCACCACCGCACAGGAACCGCCCATCACGACCCCGGTGGTATTCCCCAAAGAACGGGTGTTGACCTTCAAGAGATACGCTGACCGGCGTGATCTTCTGTCTGTCCTGTTGGAAGATGGGAAGGAATACACCCATGATCAGATTGATGGGCTGATCAAAGACTTTATGAAAGGTAAGGTGAACTAATATGGCCCTTGGCGGCGGCACCTTCTTGGTGCAGAACAAGGTTCTGCCCGGTGCATATATCAACTTCATTTCTGTGGCGCAGGCAAGCGCCACCCTTTCTGACCGTGGCATTGTCACCATCCCCCTTGCCATGAATTGGGGGCCTGAAGGCAAGATTTTCACGGTGGAACAGGCTGACTTCATCAAGAACAGTCAGAAGATTTTCGGCTATGCGTACACGGCGGATGAACTGAAGCCCATGCGTGAAATCTTCCTTCACGCCAAGACCGTTCATTTCTTCCGCCTTGGTTCCAGCGGCGTGAAAGCGTCCAACACCTACGCAACGGCCAAATACCCAGGCACCCGTGGCAATGATCTTCGGGTTGTGATCACGGCCAATGAAAACAGCACCGAACAGAAGCCCCTGTTCGATGTGGAAACCTTCTTGGGAACCGTTCAGGTTGATCTTCAGGAAGGTGTGGCCGCTATCACCGATCTGAAGGCCAATGCCTATGTGGATTGGAAGTCCAGCGGAACCCTTTCCCTGACCGCTTCCTTGCCCCTGACGGGCGGCACCAATGGCACCGTGGCCGATTCCGACTATCAGACCTATCTTGATCAGGCGGAAGCGTACACTTTCAATGCTATGGGTTGCACCGAGAGCAAGGCCACCATCACCGCCCTGTTTGCGGCTTTCGCAAAGCGTATGCGTGATGATGTGGGCAAGAAGTTTCAGGTGGTTCTTTTCCGCAAGCTGGCCGACTATGAAGGCGTTGTGAGCGTCAAGAACGGCCTGACTTCCGACAAGACTTCCACCGCCCTGATCCCTTGGGTTACGGGTGTGATCGGCGGCACGGCGGTCAATAAGAGCGCCACCAACATGACCTATGATGGTGAATACGATGTGGACACCGATTTCACGCAGACCCAGCTTGAAAACGGGATCAGGGAAGGTTCCTTCATGTTCCATCGTGTGGATGAAGCGGTGTGTGTCCTGACTGACATTAACAGCTTCATTTCCATCACGGATGAAAAGTCCAGCGATTTTTCCAGCAACCAGACGATCCGAGTTTTGGATCAGATCGCCAATGATATTGCCGTTCTGTTCGGCAAGAAGTATCTTGGCAAGGTTCCCAATGATGCCGCTGGCCGGATTTCCCTTTGGAACGATATTGTGAAGCACCACACGGAACTTCAGGATATTCGGGCCATTGAGAACTTCAGCGGCGAAAATGTGACGGTTGAAAAGGGCGATACCAAGAAATCCGTGGTGGTTACTGATTATGTGACCCCCGTGAACGCTATGGAACAGCTTTATATGACCGTCTATGTTCAGTAAGGAGGTACAACCATCATGGCAGATAGAACCATCATGAACGCCAAGGATGCTGTTTCCGCTTCCTTGGCTGAATGTTTCGTGACCATCGGGGATAACCGTTACAACTTCATGCAGGCTATCAACCTTGAAGCCAACTTTGAGAAGAACAAAACGGAAGTTCCCATTTTGGGCAAGACCGGCAAGGGCAATAAGGCCACCGGCTGGAAGGGTACGGGTTCCGCCACCTTCCACTATAACACTTCCATCTTCCGTGAACTGATGAAGCGTTATAAGGACACCGGCGAGGATGTCTATTTTGACATTCAGGTGACAAATGAAGATCCCACTTCTTCCGTGGGCCGTCAGACCGTGATCCTGAAGGATTGCAATATGGATGGCGGCTTGCTTGCCAAGTTTGATGCTGATGCGGAATACTTGGATGAAGATATGGACTTCACCTTTGAAGATTTCGAGATGCCCGAAACCTTCAGCCTTTTGGCCGGTATGCAGTAAGCAGAGCGCCCCGGCCTTACTTCGGTAGGGGCCGGGGCCTTTTTTCGTATCAAAATATAGGAGGAAAAAAACAATGAGCCTGTCCGCTTTTTTGGCTGAAAACGCCGTTCCCGTTGAGAACATCAAGTTTGTTGCTTCCAAACGCTTCTTGGGTGAGGATGGCAACCCCATTCCTTGGGAGATCAAGACCATCACCGGCACCGAGGATGAAGCCCTTCGGAAGTCCTGTGCCAAGCGTGTTCCGGTTCCCGGCAAGAAGAACCAGTATCAGAAGGAAACCGACTATGATCTTTACCTTGGCAAGCTGGCCGTGGCTTGTACCGTGTTCCCCAATCTGAATGATAAGGAACTTCAGGACAGCTACAAGGTCATGGGCGCTGATGCCCTTCTGAAAACCATGCTGACCCCCGGCGAGTATGCCGATTACCTGACCAAAGTTCAGGAGGTTTGCGGGTTTGAAACCACCCTTCAGGATGAGGTGGACGAGGCAAAAAACTAATTGAAGAAGGTGATGGTGAAGCAAATATCGCTTACTATTGCCTTCACGAACTGCATTTGACACCATCTGCTTTTCTGGACTTGCCCCGGAAAGAACGGGCCTTCATTATTGCGGCCATTGATATTCGGGTGGAGCGGGAAAAGAAGAAACAGAAAGAAATTGAACGGAAACAGCGCCGGGGCCGCAGAAAGTAACTGTTGGCCTCGGCCCTCTGCTATGGAAAGAAGGTGAACCCCTATTGGCAACCATTAGAACGGCAATCGCCCTATATGACGGTGTTACTGCCCCGCTGAAGTCCATGCACAAGGCTATGAACATTGTGCTGAACAGCTTTGAAGCCATGCAACGGGCTTCTGGTAATTCTGTGGACACTTCAGCCATTCGGGAAGCCCGTGAAGAACTGGCAAGAGCCGGGGCCGCCTTCGATTCCATTGAAGAAAATATTCGGAATGCTGGCAACCAGCAAGACCGCTTCAACAGGCGGATCAGGGACGGCACCACCGCCGCTGATGGCCTTTGGAGCAAGCTAAAAGGCATTGCGGCCACCGTGGGTGGGTTGGCGGCTGTAAAGAAAATTCTTGGGGTTTCTGACCAGCTTACCAGCACAAATGCCCGGTTGAATAACGCCATGATCAACTTTGATGATGGCGGTTCCCTTACTGACCTTGAAAAAAAGGTAATGGCTTCGGCGCAACGATCCAGAACTTCCTATATGGATGCCGCTTCTTCCATTGCAAAATTGGGCCTAAATGCCCGTGATGCGTTTGGAAGTATGGATGAAGTGATTGCCTTCCAAGAACTGATTAACAAACAGTTTATTATTGGCGGTGCGAGTGTTCAGGAACAGCAAGCCGCCATGATCCAGCTTACCCAAGCAATGGCTTCCGGTGTGCTTCGTGGTGAAGAACTAAACAGCGTATTTGAACAGGCCCCCGGAATTATTCAGAGTATAGCAGATTACTTGGATGTTTCCATTGGTGAAATCCGGGCTATGGCCGCAGAAGGTCAACTGACCGCCGATGTAGTGAAAAATGCCATGTTTGCGGCGGCGGATGATATTGAAACCAAGTTTTCAAATATGCCCAAAACTTGGGGGCAAATTTGGATCGGGATGAAGAACAAGGCCCTGTCTATCTTCAATCCTATTCTGAACAAGGTAAATCAAGTTGCTAATAGCGAAAAGTTCACCCAAGTAACGAATGGAGTTATCAACGGCCTTGCCGGGATCGCTTCTGTTGCAACGGTGGTGCTTGACCTTCTGATTGGCGGTGCCGCTTTGGTGGTGGATAATTGGTCATGGCTTGCCCCTATTGTTGGCGGTGTTGCAACGGCTTTTCTTGTTTTGAATGGAGCCATGCTTGCCTATAAAACAGTGACCGGCATTGTGAATGCGCTGGAAACCGTAAAGGCCGCAAGACTGGCTATGACTACCGTTGCAACCGGAGCACAGACCACCGCCACCTTTGCCCAAACAGCGGCCCAATACGGCCTGAATGCGGCTTTGATGGCTTGCCCCCTTACATGGATTATCATTCTGATTATCGCCCTTGTAGCCCTGTTCTATGCGGCTGTGGCGGCGGTCAATCATTTTGCAGGTACAAGCGTTTCCGCAACCGGCCTGATTTGTGGCGCATTTATGGCGGCGCTGGCCTTCATCGGGAATATCTTTGTGGCCCTGTGGAACTTGGTTGTAGATGTGTTCGTGATGATCTACAACCTTGTGGCTACGGTTGCAAACTTCATCGGAAATGTATTCAATGATCCGGTTGGGGCTGTGGCCCGTCTATTTTTCGACTTGGCGGACACGGTTCTTTCCGTCCTTCAGGCTTTGGCTTCGGCCATTGATACTATCTTCGGTTCTAACCTTGCCGGTTCCGTCCAAGGCTGGCGTGACAGCTTGGGCGGTTGGGTGGATTCCACCTTTGGCAAGGGTGAAGAAATCATGGAAAAGCTGAATGCGGAAGATCTTCATTTGGGCCGCTTCGAGTATGGAGCCGCCTTTGATATGGGGTATGAATTCGGCCAAGGCGTGGAAGATACCGTGGGCGGCTTGTTCGACTTTTCCGCAATGGACAGCTTGGGGGCCGCTGATGGGCTGGATGCCTTCAACCTTGGGAACACCCTTGATGGTATCTATGGCAACACCGGGGACACAGCGGGGAACACCGCCGCCATGAGTGATGCCCTTGACATTGCGGAAGAAGATTTGGCCTATATGCGGGATATTGCCGAGCGGGAAGCAATCAACCGGTTCACCACCGCTGAAATCAAGGTTGAACAGCACAATGAAAACCACATTGCTTCTGAACTGGATGTTGATGGAATTATGGCCGCAT